GTCCGACTTTACTTGAGATTTGCATTAACTCACGTACACGAATAACCGCAAACCATAGAGCCATAACACAGTCAGTTGGGTTCTTAGTATCAGGCTTCCAGGTAATTAACTGCTGGACTAAGGACTTGAGTCCTTCTGAGCCTTCGTTGCTTGGAATCTCAATCATTCCGTTATCTAAGAAGCGCCCATCTTTAGCACTACCAAATAGCGGCGACATTGAAGCCACACCGAAACCTACGTCCCATTTATTCTTACCAGTAAAGTGAGGCTCTAATCGGCAGCCCCACATGGTAAGGAAATCTCTTAAGTCTGTATCCATTGAGTACGCCTTTTGGTGGGCGTTAATTTCTACACGGAACTCTTGTGGTCGATATCGTTCGACCCATTCTTCAATAAGCGCTCGCTCCTTCTGTGGAGACGGGTCAACCATATTGACGCAATCTAAAACATAAATGTGACCATCAGCACGATTGTAAGTTACTGCCACAAAGGCAGAACGTCCTGCTACTGCTGGGTCAAAGCCAATTACTGTGTAGGCGCCTTCGACTGCTCGCGGGTGGCCTGGCGTACCTGGTTTAAGCGGTCCACGCTTTCGCATACCGTTAACACATCCTGCAACAGTTGTTGGCGAGAATATGGAGTCGGACTGGACGTCTTCTTGCTGGTAGACCATAGCCCATACTGACGGAGCGACCTCAGAGCGACGCTTAAAGAGCGAGGGTCCATCCCACTTCGGGAAAAGTCCATTTTCTAAAACCTCATCTATATCATTCTCTTGAATGTTAGTTGCAGGCCAAAGGGTCTTCCAATTCTTAGGGTCTTCATCAAACTCTAATACTGCTGGCATAGCACAGTAGGTAAATGGAGATTTACCACCCGTCCATTGTTCGCCTGAACGTATCATTTTGTATAAGTCAATTGGGGATACACGGGTGCCTACGATGACAAGTTTACCGTGACGTCCAAGACGCATGATAACTTCTTTCTGTAGCCACTCAATTTGCTTTTCCCACTCGTGGGCGTTGCTGCCCATAACCACGTCATCAAGGATGATGAGGTCTGCACGAGCACCGTAAATCTGGGAGCCAAAACCTAGGGCCTGGACTGTGGGGTCTTTTTCGCCTGAGTCTCGGCCAGTGCCAAGGTAAATCATATCTGCAGACCACTGAGTGGAATCTGCCTTATATCCACCGTTAGGGCCAAAGGCCGTCTGGAGTTTCATGTAGGCTGGGTGTGAAAGCCTAGTCTTAATGGCCCCCAGAAACTTACGCGCCATACCCTGTGTCTTAGAGACTACAATAACGCGGGTGTTGGGCTTAGTTACGATTTGGTGCAAAACATAGTTGGTTGTAATCGTGGTTGACTTAGCATGCTCTGGTGGCACGTTAATCAGTACACGTTTTGGGTCGCCAGGTTCGTAGGTCATGGCTGCTGGTTGCCATCTAGGCTCACGGCCTTCGATGAGGTCAATCCAGTTTAACTGATGGTCAAAAAGTTTGGTATCCAGGAATTGGATTGAAAAGTCCTCGTAGGAGATGTCCTTGAGGTCTGCTAGGTCAGCCTTAATGCCTTTGCCTGCAAGGCGGGCTTTATCTGCCTTTTCCTTGAAGTCTTCGTCCACCATAGACCATTGACGGAAGGTAGTGTCGTTGCGACCAACGGCGGCCATAGCCGCTGTAATAGTAGACCCTTGTTCTAATAGGGCTAGTACTTTGGCCTGTGCCTCATCTTTAGGTACCGATTGTACTCCTGGCTTGCGTCCCATTTCAACTCCTAATAACGCCGATTTAACGGTCCCACCAAACGGGCAGTATTATGGCATTTTTATTATAATATATTATATATAGGAGGAGCGGAGTCTTAAACGGAGCGACTCCGTAATAGTATTTATATACTATAGATAACCTGTTCAAACAGGTAAAACCGAACAAAGTTCGGTAATAATCTTTTCGCTTACGCTCAAATTAGTATAAAAATCGCAGTAAGTCTATCCCTATATATAGCCCCCCGTAATATAACAGAAAATTATTTCCTGAGACTATAAGAGGGGGGCGGGGTCGAAAATAACAACTCTGGGGTCTTGTCTTTGTCGATTTGTCGATAAATAGATAAGCCGATTTGTAGATGATGAGACTATCTCCTCACCCTGTGGATAACTATTGCCCCTGTGGATAAGTTATGCACAAGGAGAGCAAAAATCTGTGGATAGTTCACAACGCGGTCGGGCGTGTCGCCAACACAAACAATGTGAGCCACGTCACACGAACACCTGTTCGGATAGCCTGAGAGTTTCCTGAGAGTTTCCTGAGCGTATGATAATCATACGACCCGAAAAAATAATTTCCCGAAATGGTATAGAAATCCCCGAAATGCTGGTATCTTTATCTTGTGAGTCGGAAACACCGATTTATGAAAAACCCACTAGAAATGGAAAATAAAAAAATGGCTACAAAACCAGCGAAAAACACTAACAATTCGACATCTGAAAAAATCAAGGTCGAAAAAACCGAAATCGTGCCAATGGCAGAAATCGTTTCGGCTTATGCAAACCTGATAAATCACGACGGCGAAATCGAGTTCGTGTTAGAAATGGCAGAAATGCTACGAACCAACAAAACCTCAATTCGCACAATTCAGGCCTCGATAGTCGAAGCCTCGAAAATCGGCAACGCTCCAACGATTAGAAAATCACACGTCCAATGGTTCACGATTTTTTCTGAAATCGTCGGCAAGGTCGAAGATGCTCCAACTCAAAGCGTGTCGAACCTTCTAAAACTTTCGGAGCGTGTCGGTCGTGAGTTCGGAGCAGAAGGCGCTCAAGGCGCTATCGAAGGCGCTCCAACTATCGCCGACCTTGAGAAGGTCGCGCCAACACAAACAAAATCTCGAAGCAACGCGAAGGCGGAGAAGGTGAGTTCGAAATCTATCGAAAGTATCGTATCTCAAACGCTCCTCGAAGTTCGAACCCTGAAGAACCTGAAAGAACTCAAAACTTCAGACCTTCAGACCTTGACCGCGCTCCTCGAAGTCCTAGTGCCTATCGCTAAGCGCTCAATGGTCAAAGCCTAAGCGATACCGAAAGCCCTCGCCGAGAAATCGGCGGGGGTTTTTTCGCGCCCAAAAATCGGCCGACACAAACCAACACAAACTTTTGCTGCGCAGCGTTGCGCATCTGAGGCGCACCCTATGGCGCTCGCGTGGCTTCTGTATGATAATCATACGGAAAATAAATGCTGGCGATACTTGCCTTATGGCTGGCGATAGGGTAGATTAGTCTTATGAAGTTAGGAAAGCGTATCCGTTGGCTTGTATGATAATCATACAGGAAATAGTTTCTCGCAGAACTTGACTTCTAAGTGGGGCTAGACTACTCTTAGAGTATGAAGGTTGCACTATGCAGTAAGCCTTGTATGATAATCATACAGGTTCTAAACGAAAGGATAGCACAATGAAGTTAGACGAAATGGAAGCACTTATCGCCGAAGCGCGTGGTGCTATCCGAGCAGAAGTCCTCAAGAACATTGAGGATGAAGTAAAGGCTAAAGAGGCTATGCGCCTCAAAGGCATCCAAGCCCTGAACAGGGCGCAAACCTATGAGTGAATGGAGTAGAAAAATGCACGATAGCGACCTAGACTTAGAGGCGTTAGAAATTGCCCACGACATCTTTACGGATGAAGAACTAGAAGAAATCCTACTGGAAGAAGATGCCTACGGCGTAGACATCTCCCTCGAAGAAATCTTATCTGAAACCGAAGATGACGAATACTCGGAGTGGGCTGAGTAATACCATCTGGTAGCCTATGCTGGCGCATAGTCGTGAGTTCGATTCTCACGATAGGCACGTTGTATGATAATCATACAGCAACTTAGTGAAAGGAAATGAAATGGAACTGTTCAACCTAGAAGTTAGCAAGTGGGGCATCAGCCTTACAACCTACTTCGGTGATGTGTATGTCTTTTGGCGCACTATCCTGTTGGTAGTTGGTATCGTTGTTGTTTTGCGTATCGCTAAGATTATCCGTAAGAAGGGTAAGAAATGAAGAACGTATGGGAGTCTAGTGTAACTGCTGGTATGGTTCGCTCAATGAACCCTGACGAAATCGAACTGCTCATAGCCGACCTTGATGATGCCGTAATGGCAGTTATGGAAGACTTTGGGCTAGATGGTTCGGAAGAGGACGACGAATGAGCGCCGACACAAACCTACTCCTCGACCTCACTCCGCGTGAAGTGGAAGTGATTAGAATGGCTTTGCGCCTGCAACAGGAAACCCATAAACGCAACGATTTCAAAATCCTCGTAATTGAGGTGGAGAGTCTGCGCTCAAAGATTTCTGACGCGATACTTGACTTACGTAAGGCAGTAGTGTAAGGTTCTACCTATAACTAAATAGCAACACCTCTCGTATGATAATCATACGGAGTATCGAAAGGATAAATTATGGATGCAGACGAAGACATTGTTCTCCTGACTTGTAGCGGTTGCACCGCAGAAGTTAGCGAAGATGATGCGCACCTCATCTCTTATTCAGGAGATGTGAGTTGTGAAAATTGCAAGCGAATATGCGAGCATTGTGATGATACTGGTTGGGAAAATGACGACTGGTATTACGTAGACCAAAGTGAGATGTGGTGCAATAGTTGCACAGAGAACCACGCCAATTACTGTGACGATTGTAACGAGTATCACACAGGTGATAACTATTACGTATCGGATAGCAATTGCTCATACTGTGAGAACTGTATCGGCAACGCAGAATACTGCGAAGACTGTGATGAGTATTACTCAAGCGGTTGTAGCGACCATAGTGGAGATGATGCGCGGGTAATCCACGATTACTCTTACCGCCCTGACCCTATCTTCCACACCACGAAAGAAGACGAACGCTTATTCTTCGGGCTAGAAATCGAAGTAGAAGCACGACAAAATCGGTCTGACTCCGCAGAGTATGCGAGTAGATTAGAGCAACTGAGCCTAGCGTATCTCAAGAGTGATGGCTCTCTAATGTGTGGCTTTGAGATAGTTACGCACCCTATGACCCACGATTTTTACAAGAACGAAGCCTATGAATTGTGGAATACTCTTGAAGCCTTACGAAGTAGGTCGGGTATCAAGGTGAAAGCGTGGGATGCGTCTACCGCAGGTCTACACATTCACATCTCACGTGCTGGGTTCAATGGTGGTTCACATATGCACCGCTTCTTACGATTAGTGTATGATAATCAGACACTATACGAAGCAATAGCAGGTCGCTCGTCTAGCCGTTGGGCTAAGTTTGATGATGCGAATACTGACTATGTATCAGAGGATGCAGACGGCAACCGAGAATGGAAGTCGCGCCGTAACCTCAAGAATAAGTTAGACAACTCACGCAATAGCGACCGCTACTCTGCGGTCAATACACAGAACCACGCCACTCTAGAGATGCGTATCTTTAGAAGTAGCGTGAACGCTGATACAGTAAAATCGTTCATCGACTTAGCGCACTCCAGCGTTGAGTATACTAGAGGTATGTCGGTCAGAGATGTGCGTCAAGGCGCACTATCACAGGACAACTTCACCTCATACATACAGGACAATGCTGCTCTGTATCCCGAACTCAATGCTAGGTTAGCAAAGGTTGCTAATCAACTACAAAACGTATGATAATCATACAGATAGGATAGATTATGTGCTTATTGGTCGTATGCTCTCCCAACTCTACTCCTCGTAAGAAGGATTTAGAGTGTGCCTCGTGTAATAATCCACACGGCTTTGGCTATGCAGTAATTGCTGGTGATAAGATTATCACAGGCAAGGGTATGTCCGCTAAGAAAATCATCAAGGAATTCTTAGACGTTCGTAAAGAATACCCAAACAGTTACGCTATGTTCCACGCTAGATATGCAACACACGGCGTAAAGAATGAAGAGAACTGCCACCCCTTCAAGGTTGGTGGTAGAGATGATACCTATCTAGCGCACAATGGTATCCTCGACATAGAAATCCACGCAACTGATAAGCGTAGTGATACGCGTATCTTTGCAGAGGATACCCTTCCAACTATCGGTGGCGTCAAAGCCCTTGACGACGACAATGTATGGAAGATAGTAAGCAAGTGGGCGTTAGGTAGCAAAGTTGCTATCCTTACACTTGACCCGAAGGCTAGTGACCAATGCTACATCATCAACGAGTCTAGTGGTTACTGGGATAATGAGGGAATGTGGTGGTCTAACGATACATACAAGCCATCTGCGTGGTCGAGTTACATCAAGCCCAGTAGTGCGACGGCGCTGGCGTATGATAATCATACAGATACGGAAGTTTTGGAAGACTTCGAGTGTCCGTCGTGTAGGACGATAGCATTTGAGGATGCTAACCCTTACTACTGCGAAATGTGCTACACCTGCTTCGACTGCTCAGGTTCATACGGCGACAGTTGCCTATGCTACGTGCCAGCCGATAGTAAGTGGATGCGCGACCAACACAAACCTCAGAATGCGTGGTATTATGACAAGCACTTCGACTTCTAAAGAGATTAAGATACACGAACCCTTATGTGGGATGTGGGTAATGGGTTACATTACCGAAACTACTACTGATGAAGGGACTGTGCGATATGGCACATTCCCGACAGTAGATGAGGCTCTTGAATGGGCTGTAAAACTTGACAACGCTGAGATAGTTCCGATATACTATCCAGCATACAACAGGGGGTAGAAATGGATACAGAAAAAGTGCGTGAAGTAGTGCTGGATTACATCCACCTACTCACATCAAACAACGAGTATGATTATCATACAGATAAGAAACTGGCAGATGCTAGGCTGCTACTAGAGGAGTTATCGTGAGTGATGCAGAAGTAACAGTTGATGAGATGAGCAAGGCATTCAATATCAAGCAAAGACTACGACGAGAAACGGCTTGGGCTAAGGACTTCGAGTTGGTTGATGCCAACCGCAAGTTATTTGCTGGCCGATTACTATGGGACGAGAACTATGGTTATGATGTCATTTGGGATACGGAGAAGCCCGATATGGCTAACAGACCCGAGTTCGAATACGTGCTAGACTCGATACTGGAGGATAAATACAATGGCTAGATATAATGTGAAGGTAAAAGTCACTTATTTCTACGAAGTAGAAGCCGATAGTGACGTAGAAGCAGAGAAGCAGGGCTGGATGTATGAAGACTATGCACACTTTGGCGAGGTTGACGACATCACGATTGAAGAACTCGAAGAAGAAGACGATGAAGATGATGAGTTCATTGGTGGTGATGAAGAAGATGAGTGAACCAATGTGGCTTGACGGAGACCCATTCGCACTAGGAATGGACGACGATGATGAAGAGTTGGAAGACGACCCTGACCGAATGTGGGATGAGATGAATGAAGAGTGAACCGCTAGTAGGTAACTGCACGAACGACCCGAATGCAGATTACTGGTTTCCTGAGAATGAAAACGGTCGACCTTCTATGGCTAGGCGTATGGAGTTGGTGCAGAGCATCACCTATGCTATCGAACAATGCAATACGTGTCCTGCAAAGGAGCGATGTCTCGAAGAAGGAATGAAATCAGAAAACTTACCTCACGGTATTTGGGGTGGGTTACTTGCTGGCGAGCGAATCGCTATGCTAAACAGGACAAGAGAGAACTATGGGCCGCAATCAGATATGGGGCGGGCTATGGACTTCGCAGATAAGATGATACCTCTAGTAAGGTGGTAACACGTGAGAAAAATACTGATACTCTTGATAGCATTATTTATGCTATTCGGAGTTACGCATACAGGACACGAACTCCCGAAGCAACCGCATAAGTGGGGTGTTGCAGATAGTAAAGCATATGCAAGAGATGTAATGTTGGCGTGGACGGACAAGCAATTCGTCTGCTTGGAAAAGTTATGGCAGAAGGAATCCAATTGGAGACCCGAAGCGTATAATAAAGTCAAAGTAATGGGTAAGAATGCTGGGGGTATACCTCAGATACTAGGAATGGACCCGAAAACACCAGCAACACGGCAAATTGAGCGTGGATTTGCTTATATTCTCTACCGCTATGGCTCACCTTGCCAAGCGTTAAACCATCACAAGAAGAAAGGTTGGTACTGATGATAACAAGAGTCAGACAGGGCCAGTTGCAAGTCTTTAGGCCTGATGCCTACAAGCAAGAGCCTCGTGTGCAAAAAGTAATAGACAAACTTGCCACCTTTGGTTATAATAGGTTAGAAGGCAGAGAACTGGCTAAGAAGATTTGCCAATCTCTAGATAACTATGTCGGTATTCAGGAGGCTATGGCACAGCAACGCCAAAGGCTGTATGATAATCATACACTCCGTCCGACACAAACTATGCGGAGGTAATACGTGGCAACGTATGAGTATAAATGCGATGTGGACAATCAGGAAGTATCTGTCCAACGTCCTATGTTAGAAGCAGAGGTCATACCTATTTGCGAAACTTGCAAAGAGGATATGAAGCGTGTATACTATGCAGCACCAGTAAAGTTCAACGGCACTGGTTTCTATTCGACAGGAGGATAGATATGGGCTATGATGAAGACGACCTAAGTCAATGCACAAGATGTGAGACTATGGTTGGCAGCGAAACTCTAATCAGATTGGCTGATTGGTCAATATGCGAGATATGTTGGGGTGACTTATGACACAGTATGAGTATAGCAAAGAAGATGAAGATGGTGTAGTTTATACAGAAGCAGAACTACTCTATCGTGAGGGTCTCATTGACCAAATCAAGGAACAGTTAGATGAACTAAGTCTAGCGATGTATGAAAAAGAAATGGCAGAATAGTTTGAAAGATTCGAATTGGGACTTAGACCTTAGAGCAGGTGAACTAGGTGAGAGCAGGGTCGCAGACCTGCTTTCCTTAGACACCGTCGAAGTCAAAACTGACAGGCGTTGGATAGAAACTGGCAACGTCTATATTGAAACAGAATGCTTTTACGTAAGCGATAGTGCTTGGAAGCCATCAGGCATTAGAGTAAGCAAGGCTACGCATTGGGCATTTATGCTAGAAGACTCCACAGTTATCGTTCCATTGTGGAGACTGAAAGAAGCGTTGTGGGAAGTCGGAAGACCAATAGCGTGTAATATTCCACCCAACCCTTCAAGAGGTTATCTGATAACTATTGGGCAGATACTAGAACATTTACGACAAGCAAGACAAGTAGAAAATCTATCTATGGACGAACATTACGCCGAGACGTGGGTCGACCCAGCGGAGCGTGACCTACCGAGTTGAAATACTTAGTGGGTTTCCTGATGCCCATCGTTATCGGTGGCATCATCGTCGGTGCTTACAATCTCGTCTGGCATCTCGGTAACTTTATCGGGAGAATCTTTATCTAGATGTGGTCTGAATCCACCAATACGTGTAATCAATTTCTTAATGGCTCTGTTGTGGCGCATACGCGCTGCATCTTCTGAGCCTAGTTCCATCTCGGCAGCAATAGCAGCATAATCCAGGGACTCAGCATACTTAAAGAAGAGAACGACCTTATCTTCTTGAGATAGTTTATTATAGGCTGAGTTAATCTCGACCATCATCGCCATCATATTACCACCTTCTGATGGTGCTGGTGGTCGTCCTGTTTTACCAAGGTTTAATACTGGCATCACACCAAACTCACCGCGTAACACAGGCGGAAGTAGCGCTTCAACCATAGCAGGTTCGTAGTAGAATAAGTCAGATATTTCATAGCCAATAGACTTGGCTTTCCACTTCTGACAATAATCTAGCGCTTGATTGCGCAGCGAACGATAGATAAGGTTCTTCGCATCACGCTTACCGATTGATTCCCACTCAGTTAACTTATTAGGATGCTCCAAAAACCATTGGTATAGTTCCTGTTTGATATCCTCTAACTCAACCATATCGTAGCGCTTATGATACTCAGCGGCTACGTTGACTACAATGTAGTCCCAGGGTTCAATCTGTTCCCAATTCATCGACCCCATACCTTGCCTTCTACGATAAACGAACCGTCTTTAGCGATTGGAATCGTAACTGGTATGACAGTCTTGCCGTCAACGTAGAGCATACCGAAGCCCTGTTGCCACGTGAACAAGCCAGCCTTAATATATTTTGCCTTCTTGTAATCCATAAGATTGCCAACTTCCATACCCCATACAGTCTTTGCTTGACCACCGCTATAAGCGGTAGTGTGATGAGCAAGACCCATTCGATGTGTATGTCCACAGACAATTGATTTACCTGTGCGCTTTGCTAAACCTAATGCGGTAAGACCGCCAGTGGAGTTCATAGAACCTTCATCGCCGTGCATTAGCAACCAATTAGGTGCTAACTCATAAGGTTTCTCGTGATATGTAGCGCCGATTTGAGGGAGACGCAGGAACTCTGGTAAGTCCAACTCAGGTAGCCCGAGCAGGCCTGGCGAGCGCATCATAACTGTATTAAACAGTCGGTCCGTGTGGTTTGACCGAATGATATGCTTGACTTTAAGTTGCTCGAGCACCCTCGTTGTTTCGTCCCTGTCACGCCCGATAGAACGTTCATATTCTAACGGAGTCCCTTTTGCCCATTTTGAAATAGTCTGCATATCCATTTCGTCGCCGACTGATACTACTTCGGTAGGCTTGTAAGCCTTTATAAAAGCAGTAAGATTAGCAACCGCTCGCTTATCGTGATAAGGAATCTGTAAATCGGATACGCAAACTATAGTTTTCATGGCTTCTTTTTCGTCGCTTTCTTAGCACGTCGTTTGTTTTCAAGCCCAACATTTTTCTTCTTGCTAATAACGCGTAGGTTAGAGAGGCGGTCGTCACCCGCACGACCTTTGTTGTTTTTATGGTCTACTTCTGAACCCTTAGGCAAAGTCTTTCCTGTTGCCTTCTCGTAATCTACACGAGCCTTGTTGCTAGAAGTGGTGACAGTCGTGCCGTCTTTTTTCTTGCGCTTAAACACATAGATTGGTCGGCCACCATTGGCCTTACTTCCTTTATATGGTCCAAATATTTTCATTCGTTCGGCCACTTTCCTTGTAAGACTAGCAACCCGATGATTGCATAGTTTGCCATATCCTTGAAAGAATCTTCAAGGCTTTCGTTCTCTGGCTTAACGCCAGTATCTACTAAGTTGTTTATACGTGCGAGTTTATCCCACATACGTACACGTAGTCCGTTAAGCGGACCGCCAGGACTTAGAGAAATATTCTTTGGGCCATAGTCTTTATGCTTCTTGATAAGCAAGTCGAATAGACCAGATGTTACATCGGCTACGTCGTTGTTGAATTGAGTAGAGGAACCTCGATTACTATCTGCAATATCCGAGATTGCTTCTCGTAGGATATCACCGTGTAACCTTGTTCTACCAGTGGGGTTATAATCTGCCATATCTCTTCACGCTCCGCTTTCGTTGTCATTGTTTGGTTTCTTATCTAATAGTTCGACCAGTTCTTCATCGATATCATACATCTGTTCTCGTATGATAAGGTCTTCTATAAAGCCTTTCATATGAGTAGGGTCGTGTTGCGCAGCGTATAGTGTTGCATATGTATCTTGGACTATGTCCTCAACCTTGTCAGGGTTTTGAGCACTCTTATAAATTGTGCGGAGTAAAGAACCAATCATTAGACTGAACCCATTGGGTAGCAGCAACTCTGGGTTAAACTCTGGTTCATCATCTTCAAGCAAATGGTCTGTTGCTTCAAAGATATTATCAAACGGCTGTCCGCATTCAGGACAGTTAGGTATTTCATTCATCATCTAACCCTAACCCCATCTTTTCTCTAACCGCATCTGCTCCGTACTTGACATAGACAGAATTAACATCTTCCCCGTCGGGCATTGTAACGATTGTAACTGGCAGTTCGCGGGCAAGACTGGTAGCGAATTCTTTTCCTGGTTGGTCTCCGTCAGCAAAGACGAACACTCTTTCAAAGTCTGCCAGCAGTCTAGTGTAATGTTTTTTCCACGAGTTTGCACCAGGAACTCCAATGCAAGGGATGCCAACGCACTTACTAAGAGTAACTGTATCAAGTTCACCTTCGCATACCGCAATCCAATCGCCTGCTCGCTCTATATCTAACACGTTAAACATCTTGGTTTCTGCGCCAGTCATTCCCATGTACTTCGGTTCCACCGCTGGATTAAGCGACCTAAAACGTAAGTCAACAACACCAGTTTTAGTAATGTAAGGAATCGAAAGACGACCTTGGAACGCTTCATGTCCGACATCAGGCTCCGAGACTACGCCTAATCGACATGCTCGAGCCACCTCTCGTGTTATTCCCCGACTTGCGAGGTAGTCTTCCGCCAGATGTATATTCTCCGCGTACTTGCTCGTTGCTCTGCCCAGTAATTCCTTCTGCGATTGACTTTGCTTCACGTATATCGCACCTTTCTTGTTTAGCAATTATTTGAATGCTATTGCCTTGCATACCACACGCGAAGCAATTAAAAATGTTTTCTCTTGTATTGAAACTTGCACTTGCGTGTGAGTCGTTATGGAACGGACACTTGACATTGACTTGACCAGTAGTGCGGTTAAGGTTGGCGCCATAGTGACGTAACACCGCTACGATATCTGGTAGGTCATCAGTCATCACCGAATACATCCCCTAATCTTAGTACTAGGTAGGCATCGTCGATGCTCTTACCCCTTGCTTTAATAATAACTGCTGGTAAAATTGCGCTTCTATCTATGTTGCGAGCCTCTGCATAATGGTCTGCTTCTACTTGCGCTTCCGCTGTCCAACCTGGGAGAGTAATCTTGCCACTTGCGCCTGGCGCTTTACACTCGATGATGCCGATACTCCCCAAAAAATCTGTCTTAACAACAACATCACCTTCATCTTTAGCACCAGCACGAGCAAGACGCTCAGCATCGTAGCCGTGATTACGAAACCAATTTCTAATATCAGTTTCAAATGATGCTCCTCTAGCCTTGTGGGATTTACGTGTTGTCATGCGTTCTCTGGAATATCTTCTATGTACATATACTCAGGGTTGAATGCTAGCCACGTCATAAGCGTTCCGTTTTGGTCGGCTCTTCCATAGCGATTCTTGACTGATGCAACGCCCATCGATGTGCCAACCGTGCCGAGCGTACATATAAGCGCAGGTAACTGAGAGACCTTACCTTGGATTGCGCTTCTTGGTTGACAAGGATTCCCAGGAACTGCTTCCGAAGTATGGTGTAAAACCACAATCGCTGCGTTAGTCGCTCTCGCAAGGTACTTCAACTCCTTCATTATCGCTCGCATAGATGCGAACTCTTCGCCACCATCTGTGGCCACGTCCATCAAGTTATCAAGTACAATCATTGATGGGGAGCATCCCCAAAGTTCTTCAAATGCTTGTACTTCTTCTACGATATCTTCCAATGTAGGCGATGATTCAAACGACCAGACTATATGACTTCCCTTTTGGAGGACTGCCTTTGTCCAACCAACATCAGTATTAAGTTTCTGTTCAACATCTGACTGACTCTTCCCCGAAATCATAGATGCTAAACGCATAGCCATTGTGTGTGCATTGGTATCCGCAGATATGTACAATGTTGGCACATTGGTCTTGAGTGCGAGTGCAAGGGCAAGTGTTGATTTTCCTGCCCCTGGAGCACCCGCAAACATAGAAACTTCTGAACGACGAATGATAATCTTGTTTGTTTCAAATGCCTTAAAACAACTAGGAAGGGGTTCCCCACCAATGGATGCTCGTCCTACTGAACGTACTAGAGTACGCATTGGTCTCCCTTTCTAGTTAGTTAAAATGGAAATAGTTCTTGTGTTAGTTGACTGGCTTGCATTGGTCCGCGCCCTGAGGCATCGGACAGACCCACATCGCGTATGGATTTCCAGTCTTGCTTGAGATTCCCGACTTGTACTTCCGAGGGCCGTGCTGGCACGTCGGTCCACCCTGAACTGGCGCCGCTGCCATACCTGATGGAGTCTGCGCCTGGGGCGGAGTTGAGTAAGGCGGAGGCGTTGTGCTTGTAGTGGAATCGGTAGTCGACAGGGGGGCTAAGGTAGCCGCCTGAGACAATAGTCGTTGAGTTGCGTGAATCTGAGTAGCATAGTCGCCAATGCCCTCAAGGAGGACGCTTAGTTCATCTGCGCTGTTAGCACGGATGTTAATAAGGTCGCCTGTTGCCAACTTATAGTTGACTTGTAACTTCCAGTCTTCGGCCATTTATTTATCCTTTTTAGTAGAGAACTGACAGTATTCGGTTAACCCGCACATATACTGACAGTTGTTTGTGTTGGGTAAGAATATACCAGTTTTACGTGCTGTGTCAAATTGTTTTATCAGGTATTCCATTTTGTCATAAGTGTATTCTGACAGGTCTACCATCTCTGACGTGGAATTACCACGTGCCATATAATAGTTTCCCCACTTAACTTCTACCCCGAAGGTCTGTTCTAGCCCGAGTTTATAGAAGCCAAGTTGGAGACTACTAGACGGAGTTTGCTGTGACGTTTTAAGGTCGCAGATAACCAACTGTCCGTTGACCTCAAACACGCGGTCAATAATCATTTTTACTGGGACATCCGCTACTACTGGGGTCAGGGCAAGTTCGATGCCTGGATTGCCATCTGGCGCTCGCCAAATCTTCCAGTCAGGGTTTGCTTCTCTCCAAGCGATATATCCTTCGACCCATCGTGGGCCTGCTGTTTGCCAGAATGTCTGGTCTTCCTTGTTAGGGTTAGCCTTAGTTGCACGGCCACCCACACGAGCATTGGTTAGGTCAAGGTCTCCCTTGCACTCATCCCAAGCCGTTTGCCATAAAGTTTCTACGCTCATAGTGTTTCCTTATCGTAGTTTTCACACGCAAGGTGGAATGCAGAGCCACCAACAGACCACACCGAAGGAGATTCCTGCTTGTTCAGGAGACGTCCGAGGTAGTATTGGTAGCCACAGGTTAGGTAAGTTGAGAATGCCGAATAGGACATATGCTCAGGTAATGTGTATTCTTCTAGTTCGATAGACATAATTGGAGTATAACGCAACAATTGGGTTACTGTCAATTTGTTATAACTATTTGACATTACAAGATTTATGAGTATAATTAATTATGTAAGTAATTATATAAAGGCCTTTGGCCTTATATGATATGTTATATATATTATAATATCTAAGGAGTACTATGTCAAATACATTCTGGGCTGTGTTCTTTGGCTCATCAGTGGGTCTATTCTCAGTTAATATTATTACAGGCGCAATCGAAGAGTGGCGCCACAGACGACATCATAGGAATATGTCGCTTCTACTGCAAGACTTAGAAGACTATGAGTTTGATGACGAAGATTAACCTCTAGAAACAACAAAAGACCCCCTCGCCCTAGTATAATCACTAAGGTAAGGGGGTTTCTTGTCTCTACGGGGCTGTTAAGGCCCTATATGGGGGTAATTAGTTAGTCTTGCCAAACTCTGTTGCATTAGGGTCAAGCGCCTTGAGGACTGGACCAGCCACAGCAGCGACTGCTGCAGATAGTAGAGCCTTTGGGTCTGTAACTCCTGCTAGATAGAGTGCGATGACTGATGCTACTGCTGCACGTAGGTAGGTTGCTACGATTGCCTTTAGTTTATCTTTGTTCATTTTGTCTCCTTCTTCTTAGGCAGGGGTTTTACCGCTGCTTTTACTTTGTTAACTGTGGTTGCTTTACCTAACCAAGGGAACCAAGGGGAAGTATCGTTCCCTGACTTATCCTCAATTGAGATATGCAAATGATGTTCGTGTTTATTAATGCCAGTATAGTTTCGTTCGCCTTGCTCTTCTGACCAAATCTTGCCACTAAAAATTAAATACTTGACGCGCTTATCGTCTTTGAGTTTCTCAAAGAAGGCACGGCCATCAATGTCGTTCTTAGGGTCGTGAGTCAGGTCTACCCCAAACCCTGTGTTGTGGTCTGAGTTAGGACTCTGTTTTAGGTGAGCAGCAGAAGGCAGAAGCCCATCTGAGGCTTTCTTGCGATTTGGTCTTAATGCCGTCGCTTGACGGAGAACAGCAATTGCAGCAGGAGTGGCTTTCTTGACTACAGGTTTCATTATTGCTCATTTCTCTTTTATTAAAATCTGATAAAGGATTTCTACTTTTTCTTCCAGTCTGATTACTGAGTCTTTTAGCGAACTGCCTGAATTGGGTTTCAACTCATACAAGTAGTGCTTAACAAGCCATCGTACCGACCCTGCAAACGCAGTGATGATAGCAATTATGGCGACGATAAGCGAAGCCCAATTGGAAGTTGTCATTATACTGTCCTAACCGTTATCTGTAGAATTCCACCGTTGCCAGATGATTCTTTATCTGGTGGTGTTACTCGAATGTATTGAATGCTTTCGATTTGCACTTGACGTGATTCTTTTGTATTAAGGTCTTGCCAAGTAACAATATCGCCAGATTCTTCGATGTCTTCTAGAGTGTTCAATCGGTCATTCGCTCGTCCAGCGTATCCAAATTGCACGTTATATCGGTCTGATTCAGTATCCATATTATATACATAGAACTGCATTAAGCGTTGTCTAGGGGTAGCAATCGTTGCCTTTGCTTGATATCCCTTAAATATTGGACCCTTGGTTGTATCAGTTGCGTCACGAGAAATAACAAACTTATATGCTACATATTCTTGTGCAACTTCTGGCTGAGTAGTTGTAACTTCAACTGGTTCAATTTCTCCGCTGTATGTAATATGGTCGTATTCAACACCATTTTTGTCAACAGTTTCTAGGGTCATTGAGCCATAGGTATAGTTACCACGTGCAAGAAGACGCTTAAAGTTTTTAGGTTCAAGCGTTCCATAGCGAATGTATCCTGTAGTTACATAACCACTAGATACCAATGTTGTATCTGCTTCAATATTAATACTACCAACCTTATTAACTTTACCAACAGGTGACACAGCGGTAGACGCCACGTTAGATGCAGTCTTGGCATAGGTAAATGTTGTAGTGGTTGGAACTCCAGTAACTGTGTATTTGCCATTAAATGTGGAATCAACACCCTCTACCCACACTTGGTCATCAATGGCTAGGCCGTGTGCTGCAGATGTAGTTAAAGTCGCTACGTTAGATGTGAGCGCTTTGTTGCTTACTGAGCCAGCATTAAGTCCCATAGTAGCAAATACTAATCGGTCTGTTGTTCCAGCAAATGCACAAGTTGTTGTGCTATATCCAGTTGTACCACTAACGTATAAGTCATTAGCATAGGCAAAACGCAATGTTTCTATTTGATTACCAAGGTCAATACGGATGACTCCTGGTGCTCCGTCTACGCCAGTTGCACACCAGACGAATCTGTCTCGCGCAGCAAAGTCGTAGCAAGGCTGAGTAGTTTCCACAATAAGTGGACCGTAATTAATAGAACCATCTTGGTCAGATACCACAGCAGCACGAATGCCCTTGTTAGTACCAATCATCATATAACCTAGGTAGTAATAAATCCTGTGAATAATTTCGCCAACTGGCATTTCCGCTGCAGTAATAGCAGTGGTAAGAGTTGGCATAACACCAGAGGTATTAAGTGTAAACTTAAATATGCTTGATTGGGTTCCGCTATAACCTGCTACGTAGATGGCTGGGCCAGATGCGGTAATGCTTGAGAATACAATATCAGTATCGCTATGTGTGTATATAGGAGAAGGAAGGGTAGATGCAGAAGATGATATTTCGTATATCTTATTATTGATACACATAACAATACGGTCTTTTACATACTCCATTACTGCATTAGTTACAGTAATTCCGTTTTCGCTAATCATAAGTGTGTCACCAGCGCCAGAGACGCCAGTTAATAGTTTTTTATATACACGCAGTCTTGGAGTTCCAGTATTTAGAACATTAGTAATCCAGTAAGCATAGGTGCCGTCATCGCAGATAGCATAAACTGGATAATCAGTTCCTGCTGCATAATCAATAAAATGCGTAACAGTTCCATCTTCTGCAATTTTATCTACGTCGTACTCATCCCACAATAAAACACCGTTAGTTGTTCCATACTTAATAGAACGAGCAATCTGGAATGGTTTACCACTAGTCTGTATTGGACCACTTGTATAGTGCGTAGTAGCAGTATCATTAAGTAGGGTTACTTGTCCCTTAGTCCAAATGTTTACGCCCTTGCTATCTGTAAATCTGTAGTCAACAGTTTCACCAGCAGATGGGTCGTAGAACTTAATGCCTGAACCAGAGTGGAATGACGATTGAGAACGCAACCACCAACCAGTAAGTGATTGCTCACCTGGTTCTTTACCATTATCAAACTGGTCCTTTTTGTAAGGTGCTGTTTGACGGATGTGTGGACGAGCATCATTAGTTGCATAAACGAATGGCATACCGCCAAGTGCAACGTCATATGCAATGTCTGTGTTTTGCCAGACTGAACCAGTAGAGCCAATACCAATTGGTACTGCAATCTCTTCAGTTATATTTCTACCCGCCAAGGCACACCTCCATCAAATAGTTAAAAATATTATTACGCTACTGGTGCTTCAACCCAGGAAGTTGTACCTTCATCCCATACAAACGCACCATCAGGCTTAGCAACTGGTGCTTCCCAAAGATATGTATCTTGGTTTAATGTCCAAGAGGCGTATGGTTTAGGTGCAGCAAAACCTACACCGTCAAATGTATATCCAATACCTGCATAGTTTTTGTGGATAGGAAACTTGCCACCTGAGTGAACTCCACCTTGTGTATTATACGATGTCTGAATCCATTCACCGCCAAGATTTTGTTCACACCAATCTGGACCGTCAGCAACGACTACCTGTGTTACTACGCCATCTTCTACTTTTGCATAATGACCCATTATTTTTTATCCTTATCTTCGCCATAAAGTGTTACTGTGTTTACTAACTTAACATCACGTTTAGTAACGATGCCGCCCTTTTCATCTAGTTGAGCCTTGGCAGTTATTTCATCATCTGCAATAATATGTACTAGCATATTGACTTCGTATGAGAAGCATTGAGTTGATTTATTTTCTTTAATTTTTGTTACATTATCTTTTGTCATTTTATCCCCTTAGTTAGATTGCATATCGTATGATAACAATACCTGAACCGCCATTAACTCGTACTGAATCAAGTCCAGCAGCACCAGAACCACCACCACCACCGCCTGTGTTAGTCAATCCAGCAACAGCATTATTAACACCACCAGTACCACCAGCACCACCGCCACCGTATCCACCTGCACCATTTAGGAAAAGGCTTGAATACTGGGACCCACCACCACCTCCAGCATAATAATAATGAGAATTAATGTAGTGACCAGTGCTAGTTGCTGCACCAAAATCGTCGTAATATTTACCTACGCCACCAGAACCAGCATTACCGCCGCTAACTCCAGCACCACCAACGGCACCTGCACCTCCACCGCCGCCTGTGCGAATATCTCCACCTGATACATATGGTGCGCCACCAGCGTTACCGAATCCTACACCCGAATAAGAAGTTTGAGTTGATGAACCAGCAGTTCCTGGACCACCGTATTCTCCACCGCCGCCACCAGAACCACCTGCGTTACCGTTACGAGTTGAGGTTGTTCCCCAATAACCGCCGAAGCCTCCACCTGTGCCTGTATAGGAAAGAGCGGAACTATCTCCACCATTAGAACCACCAGCATTTTGTGGTATCTGTCCAGTACCACCAGCGCCAACTGTTACTGTGTATCCAGTTGCAGTTACGGAGATTCCAGTTTTGTAAACCAAACCACCAGCACCGCCACCAGCGCCAGCGTTAGCACCACCGCCTCCACCGCCACCGCCAACAATTAAAGCATCAACAGTTAGTGATTGCGTAGGAGTGAAAGTGCTTCCTGACCTAAATGCGTGGTACCAGTAAGTGCCATCTGTATAAATATCACCACCAGTTGCTTTTGCTGTTCCCCAACTAGTATAAAAAGTTCCAGAAGAATTAAATGTATGAATTGTATTTCCACCAGATGTTGTAACTATTCCACCTGATGCTTTTTGTGTAGTGCCTGAGTATCGAGCAATAACAATTCCCGAGCCACCGTTACCACCTGTGGAATAAGCATCAGGAGCACCGCCACCGCCACCGCCACCGCCTGTGTTAGAAGTACCGTTTTGTGCATTAGTAGTTGATGAACCAAATCCATTTCCACCGCCACCTGTGCCACCTGCGCCAGCGCTTCCAGTAGTTGCATCAGAACCACCACCACCGCCACCTGCATAATAAGTGGATGACCCACTAATTGCAACGGCTACACCAATACCACCAGCAGAACCATTTGAACCTACTTGTCCTGCTTGTCCAGCCGCACCAGCACCACCGCCCGCTCCACCTGAACCAGTGCCATCACCATTTCCGCCAGCAAAACCTTGCCCTGATGTTCTATCGCCACCATTACCTGCGGCAGAGTCGTAAGAACCGCCACCACCAGAACCGCCACTAAATCCGTTTCTACTAGCATAACCGCCAGCACCACCACCGCCAACTGATGTAATGGTAGAAAATACAGAGTTTGCGCCTGAAGTTCCGCGAGCGTCATCTGCTCCACCAGTACCACCAGCACCAACTGTTACTGTGTGAGAAGTATTAAGTGCAAGAGATAGTGCAGTTTCTAAAGAGCCACCACCACCTGTTGCTGTAACAGTTGAACGCAAACCACCAGCACCACCACCAGCACCACCATCAGTACTAAAAGATTTAACGCTACCACCGCCGCCGCCTCCTGCAACAACAAGGTAGTCAACAGATAAACCAAGGCGTCCTGAAATTGCGGATGCAATTGTTCCAATAATAGGCATTAGGCTATATCTCCAATCACATACCACACATCTGAACCTTCGTAAATAGCGGTTGCAGATGAGTATTGAGCACGAAGTTTAGGCGCTGCGGCAGTTGCCCCAGTGCTTCTAATAGTTACTCCAGAGCCAGCAGCAAATGTAACTTGTCCTGCACCCTTTTGTACAATGTTAAGTTGAGTTCCAGTATTATATGCTACTGATGATACTGGAGGAATTGTGTATGTTTGAGCGGATGCATTAGATGCTGTGACAAGTTTGCAATCGTCGGCTAGAACAAATGTGTAAGTTGTTCCAGTCTGAGCATTAATTGCTAGGTCGACCTTAGGGTCGGTTAAAGTTTTATTTGTAAGCGTCTGAGTTCCAGTAAGCGTAGCAAGTGAAGTTGGGAATGTGTTAGTTCCACTCGTTAAGTTTTTATTACTCAGTGTTTGAGCAGTTGAAAGGTCTGTTGTGACTGTTGTATCAATAGATACGGATACAGTACCAGAAGTTCCACCACCTGTTAACCCTGTCGAGGCTGTTACGCCCGAAATGTCACCAGCGACGTTATCTGCGTTTGTTCTAGCGCGACTCATTAGGCTATATCTCCAATCACTAAGAAAGTATTACTTGCTGTACAAATTGCTGTTGCAGTTCCATACTGTGCTCTTATCTTAGGAGCAGTGGCTGTTGCGCCAGTTGAGTTAATGGTCACGCCCGAGCCTTGAGCAAAAGTTACCTGACCAGCACCAAGTTGAGCAAAGTGTATCTGCTGTCCTGCGCTATACACGGAAGGCGGTAAGGTCAATGTAATTGCAGAGGCATTTGTTAGTGTAACAAGTTTATTTCTGTCTCCAGATACTGCAGTGTATGAAGTACCAGTTTGGGCATTTAATGTTAAGTCAAGAGTAGATACTGCTGAGATTGCAGCCCACTTGACGCCAGTAGTTTGAGTTGAGTCTGCTGTAAGTACAAAATCGTTTGTACCAACTGCGAGACGTCCAACAGTATTGTCTGCTGTTGCTACAAGCAAATCACCTTTAGCATCTACAACTGTAGTTGCAAGAGCAGTTGATACGCTGTACGGTGTCCAAGAAAGAACTTCAACGATATCGCCTGCGGCAAGTGCTGGTGACAATCCAGTAATAGATGTTCCACTAGAAGCACTATAATCTGCTGTGCGAGCAAGTAATACACCATTTAGGTAAACTTGTTCGTAACCAGCAGTGTAACTTAAACTTACGCTAGCATCGTCTGTACCAGTAAGTGTTGTCTCACCACCAGATGCTGTTTTGCTCCAGCGAGAAGATGATACGGCAGAAGTTATTCCACCCCACGCTGTACCACTCCAAACCTGCATCGCACTACTTGTTGTGTTCCAGTAAAGAGCACCAGTGGCTAAAGCATTTCCGTCATTGTCTACAGATGGAGCACTTGACTTTGCGCCAAGGTAGCGGTCATCAAATGAATCATATGAAGCGGCAGCAGCAGTAGCGCTTGCTGCGGCAGCAGCGGCATCAGCACTAACGGCTGAACCAACTGCATCTACATAAGTCTTGGTTGCTGCGTGAAGTCCAATTGTAGGGGCGCCAGAAAGCGTTAGGGCGCCTGTCATTGTTCCACCAGCCAAAGGAACCATAGTATCTGCATAAGCCTTTGTAGCGGCATCTGTAGATGTTGTTGGTGTTCCTAGACCAGTAATCTTATTTGTTCCCATTGCAAGAGCACCAGACATAGTACCACCTGCTGTAGCAAGTTTGGTTGCAATTGAGTTGGTTACTGTTGTTGCAAAGTTAGCATCATCACCAAGTGCTGCAGCAAGTTCGTCAAGAGTATCAAGCGCTCCAGGTGCTGCTGCTATTACGTTATCTACTGCAGTCTTTACAAATGCTGTAGTTGCCACCTGAGTAGTATTAGTTCCAGCAGTTGCTGTTGGGGCAGTTGGGACACCAGTTAACGCTGGACTTGCTAGTGGAGCGTAAGTGCTTGATGCTGTAGCAGTTGCTAACTTAGAATCAATCTGCGTTTGGATAGCGGATGTGACTCCATCAAGGTAGCCAAGTTCTGTTGCAGATACTGTTGATGATGGAGCAATCTTTGTCCATTCAATAGCAGCGCTTGCGTTAATATCAGCATTAAGAATAGTTCCATCTAGAATCATAGTAGAAGTAACTGTGCCTGTATCTGATTGGGTTACTGCTGTACCAGAAATCTTAGTAGAGCCAATTGCTGCTCCACTTGCGATGTCTGCATCTACGATAGTACCATTAGCAATCATCGTTGATGTTACTGTACCAGTATCACCTTGTGTAACAGCGGTTCCTGAAATCTTTGTTGACGCGATAGCGGCAGATGCATTAATATCTGCGTTGAGGATTGTTCCATCTGCAATCATAGTGCTTGTTACTGTTCCAGTATCTGCTGCAGTAATTGCAGTTCCAGTTACCTTAGCAGGAGCGATAGAGCCAGCGAGCATTGCGCTAGTGACAGTTAATGTATCAGCAGCGGTAATTGCTGTGCCAGATATCTTAGTCTTGTCGATTGCTGCAGACGCATTAATGTCAGCATTAACAATGGTGCCGTTAGCAATCATTGTGCTAGTAACTGTGCCAGTATCGGTAGTTGATACTACGTTTGCTGTAGTTAAACCGTGAGCAGATGTTACGTTCTCAATGTGCTGATTGGCTTCTGTGTAGTCGCGGCCAATAGCCATATGCTTTACTACGGCACCTGCTGAGTGGGCGATACCAGATGAACCGTCGATGCCTCTTGCAATTGTTAATGTATTACCAGACGACCAGTTGGTGACATCTACAATTTCTTCGAGCGCTGTATCTGGGTCAATTACTACTGTAAATGTCTGACCGTTTGGTACTGTTGCCACCATCAAAGAAGAGCCTGAACCAACAGTCATCGTTGTTGCAGAGGACGTGATAGGCGCAGACAGTGTTGTTTGCTGTGAGCGGGATGAGTATTTTCTAGTTGTCATTCAGGTTCCTATCGGCGTGAGAAATGAACTCGTGGTGGGTAGTTTTGTTGTTGCGCTTTAGTCTCTTCATTAAGACGCTGTGTATAAAGCGCATATAGTTGCTTTGTAGCAGACTGTGATGAACCGTATGGACGCTTGCTGTCTGTCTCGTCAGCCTGTGGGCTTGTTTGAGCCGCACGTGCTGGGTCAAGATAGGCGAGCAAACGATACGCTGCACCAAGAATAACTACGTCCCGAGTTGATTCTGGAAGTCCTGTTTGAGTGATATAATCTTGTGAATTACTTGTAAATGCTACTGGGTCAGTTGCATATACAACCTTTACTGTACGTCCTGGGATTGGAGACTCACCAAGAGTAACTGTCTGTGCTCCTGAACCAAATGCAGTTGTATCTGCAATAGAGTCAAAGTCCCAACGTCGAATTGGAACCCACTCTTTTGCAGGTCCAATGGACTGCCAGGTTAGGCTAATAATGTTTTTAATGTTCAAATCATTGAATGCATAGGTTGATTGAGCAGCGTTGAATGTAAACGTTGTTGTCTTTACCGCAAAGATGTTAGCGCCAAGTGAGCGAATAGTATCATTAATTGCGCGTTTTACGTTAAACTTAGGAAATGTTGGTGCAATTGATACTTTAGCATCAGCGCTGTGTGTTGCCGCAGTTGTACCAAGGTAGCCTCTACCATAGGGAGCAACGGTCGCTGTATTACCAACGCGGTCATATGAATCAATCCACATGAGTTCTTCGTCAACTTCAACTATGCCTTTACCAACTGAGTCTGTTGAACCCAATGATAGGACCAATGGTGACGCAGATGATGAAGTTGTTGTTGTTACTGCAGTTGTAAGGTAGGTTGAACGGTCCTGTTGGAAGGTATATCCAGCAAGATTGACCTGAACCTCATCAATCATATTGGTCAGCGTAGTTGTCATTATTTCCTCTTGTCTCCTACGAATGCATCGTAGTAATTAACATCGAATGAAAAGCGTTTCATATGTGGAACTGTTGCAGATGTGTCACACCAGACTGGAATATCAGCCTTGTCGCACAATGAGAAGAAGAATATATCTTCACCCATAAACTGCTTCCCAACCCCAACCTCTGTAAACAGCGGTGTATTGGGTAATACTTCTAGGATTCGCGTGACTACACTTCTGTGCATCAACACAAACCCCATGCCTGCGGCTCCAACCTTAAGGAACTTATCCTTAGGAAGAGGATGCATGCGCTTAATTCCTACTTCTTCACCCTTGACTATGAATTCAAAGAGTGTTGGCATTGGAATCATTAATGGTTCTTCTGGCGTATCTGTTGTAAAGTAAACTCCAGTTAGGATTGGGTGCTTTTCAACGTCTCGCCTATCCCAAAGTTTCTTAAAAACATCTGGCCCGATAACAACATCGGAGTCTACCCATAGTAGCCACTCTGATTTGTTATTTTCATACCAATATTTAACTACAGTCTCACGTTGTCTGCCAATTTGATTACCAGAACTACGTAGAGTTGTTACTACATTAGCGCCTCCATGTAGCATTACATCAGTAACGCCTTGCATGAACTTGCCATCTACCATACCATTATCGCACCAGGCGATAGCCAAAGTATCCTTCATTGTCCCCACCTTAGTTAAATTACCACTTAACCTTATCAGCCCAGTATGCTGCTGACATCTTACCTTTGGAAATGTTTTTAGCGTGACGAGCCTTAAAAGACTTACGTCGTGCAGCATAGGCTGCTGACTCTCCTGCTTTCTTAGGTGAACCAGACACGCCTTGCTGACCAAAACGAATCGTCTTTACTTCGCCACCAACTTTAGCCACAACAACGTGTGACTTTTTTGGATGAGAAGGTGTGCGCTTTGGCTTGTTAAAGCCAGATACACCAGCACGACTTAGTCTTGAATCTTTCATTTCTTTTTCTTTTTACCCATCTTTGCTTCGCTCATAGCAATAGCAATAGCCTGCTTGCGAGACTTAACTACCTTGCCACCTTTGGCAGAGTGCAATGTGCCAGCCTTAAACTCATGAAGGACTTTGCCGACCTTCTTTGCTCCAGTTGCTTTTTTCATTAGTTTGTATATCCGTTTGGCCAAATACCAGTTTCGTTAGAAACTTTCTTACGTGCCTTATCAAGGCTCATGCCTTCTCTAAGATACTTTTGAAGCAACTTCTCTGCACCAGTTGGGCCTGTCTTAATTGTTGGCGTCTTCTTAGGTGTTGGAGTTGGCTTCTTAGAGGCTTGGTACGCTGCTTCTCTAGGATTGGTTGCCATATTACTTCTTCTTGCCCATTTTCTTTGCTGCAGCCTTCTTAGCAGGAGACTTCTTCATAGCCTTCTTGCCCATCTGCATTTCCATAAACTTGTCTTTCTTGGATTCCATCTTTTCGCCCATTTTGTATGCTTTTTTCATTATTATGCTGCTCCAGTTTCTTTCATTACTGCCGCTACGGATTTCGTAACCTTGTCTGCTCTTACACCCATTGTTCCAGCATCGTATGCTTTGCCCAATGTTTCACTTGCTTTGTATGCTGCTTCAACTTGAAGTCTCTGCGTTCCCGCTGGTTGGATACCTTGGTTTCTAGCATCTTTATAAAACTTTAATCTACCGTCCCATTGTTTCTTGCTGACGGGCCTGCCTGCATCTCCTGTATTCATTTGTAATCCTCTGGCCTTGCAGCCAAAACAATTACAATCTTCTTTACAAGGTTCCTTGCTTACAAATGCTGTAGTTATATCGTATAAAGGTTCCGTTGATGTTGCATCGCACTTAGTGCATCCCCACATAAGAACTGTTGAATGCATCTGTCCATCTATTAAATTATACCCATCTTTAACGACTTTGCTAATGTGGTCGCAATTCATTTTGTCCCTACTCTACTGTAAAGTTTGCCTCTGTTACACCAATCCCACCAGCAATTAATGCTGCTTTTGTTGCTTCTGATACAGAAGATTCGTGTCCACCTAGCCAGTATTCATCTACATCATCTAACTGGTCTTGTGTAAAGAAGCGACCAGTTCCAAATGTTGAGCCAGTTCTGGTTACTGTGATACCTTGTCTTAATTTGAAAAAGTAGAACAGACGGTGTTGCCCTGTTGGGCCTTCCTCCACGTATGGAGTTCTAAATATATAAGTTGCCATTGTTCTCCTTAATGAACTTACTGATAAGGCAGTAGAGATTTCGGTAACTACTGCCCCATCAGTCAATCAACTAAGCGATTGATGAACCTGATTCGATGCGATATAGTGCTTCTTCACGGAAACGTGCGAAACCTAGAACGCCGTACCATCCGATTGGACGGAAGCGGTTCAACTTATCGGTAACTGGACCGATAACTGTGTGTGGCTCTTCTGCCACTGCCTCAGCAAGTGCTTGCTGTCCAGCAATGATTGTGCGATAGTTCTTTGCAGAAGACGCTCCATCAGTTGCTACGTAAAGGCGTGGTGACTCTACGAAGTAGGCACCCTTGTAACGACCAACTTCTCCAGCCCAAATACGGTCTTGTGAAATTCCGTATGCGTTAGGTACTACCCAACCTGCTGCAGATGATTCAAGCATAAGGTCGTGTGCAACATCTGGGTGGATTCCAGCCCAGTATTCCTGACCGCGCTTGCCTGATGCCTTGTTACCGCGCAACTTAGCAACTGCCTTAGCGATATTCGCTGTTGACAATGTTGCTGCTGCTGTAATTGTGGCAGTTGATGTTGCTGTTGAACCTGAGTAGATTACGTTTGTTCCGCCGCGTAGTGCTGTCATAGCAAGTGCGTCGATTGAATCTGCCTGGTTACGAGCCATAAGAGTTACGATATCAGGGTCAACAGAGTTGAGTGAGAATAACTTTAGAGCACGTGTGTTAGTTGTAGCGTTACCAAACTCCTGCATTGTGATAGTCACAGATGTAGGTGTTCCGATTGTTACGCCATCAATGTCTGTAGACTCTGTAAGCGCTGTTGTAGCGTTTGCAAGGTCTGCATACTTCTGTAGAACAACAACGTTACCGTTGTTAGTTGGGGAAACTGGACGCTTGTCTGCGACTGTACGAATTAGGGGTTCGTCACGAAGAGCAAATTCGATAAACTTATCGTATGCCTTCTGTACTAGACCTGCGCTACCAGCAGTTCCGCCGAGAGACGCTGAGTCTGTCGATGTAAAGTTTGTAGCCAAGTTATTACCTCCAAGGTAATGTAGAAACTATGATTTATTGTGAGTAGAGAATACGTTGGAGTTCTTCCGCGCTTTGTGCTTGGTCGATTCTCATTTCCATATCTTCGCCTCGGTCAGGTGTTAAAGCACCTGCAGTAAGATTATCCTGCTTGCGAATTGCAGCACGATTTTCTTCGCTGTTTGCAGGTGAAGCCTCAGTTGGACTATAACCAAAGAGGTCGCCGTTTTCTTCAAGCCATGTATTAACTGACTCTTCGTTAACGTCTTCCAAATCTTTGAGGATTAGTCTCGCAGCCTTAGCGTTGACACCTTGTTTTTCTAGGACTTCTTTGACGGTTCGCTCTTTGTCAATCTTGGTGAAAGAACCAAGTTTTTCTTCGAGTTCTTTGATACGCTTTTCATCGGCACGAATCTTCTTTCTTAACTTCTTTTGCAAGTCGTTTTCAGTTTCGTTACCTGTGATTGTTGTATCGTCTTCGTCTTCTTCATCCCAGTAGTTGTTGCTCATAGCAACCACCCTTCTATTCGTTGTAGTTCGCAAGCCACAGATTCTATTCGGGGAAACAGATTGGCTCTTGCTATCGGTCTAATACGCTGACGGGGCCGATGGGTCCGTTCAGGATTCTATATTTGTCCGCCGCCAGTAGAGAGTGCTGTCTTTGCAAGACCAGCATTTCCACTGAATTGTGCGACTTCACGAGCGGTCAACTTTTGACGCGCTCGCTGTGCAGATGCTAGAGTATTAAATACTTCTTGCTCAGCACTTGATTGTCCATAACCTTCAAGAGTTGAACCATAGATGGCGCTCAACTTCTCTGCAGTTGGGAGAATATCTGCAATTGTTGCATAACCCTTTTGGGCTTCTGCTTGTGTAACGCCTTGTGCGGCAAGTTGCTCTGCAACTGTAACACCAGTCTCAAGACCTTGGATACGTGCTGCTGTGCCAATCTCTGCTGCTTGTACTTGGCGTTCAATCTTCTTAAACTGTGTTGCTGGGTCCAATGTGTATGCAACCAAGTCAGCCTGACCAATTCCGTAGTAATCACGTAGAGTCTTGCTAATTGCTGGGTCTGCATTCTGTACACGTTGCACAGCCAATTGAACACGGTTAGAAAGTTCTGTTGGTGATACATCGTTAGCAATAAACTGACTAACATATTCATCTGTATCAAACTGCTTTAGTCCGTAGGCACGAAGTGTCTGACGGTAGGAGTCTTCAACTGCAAGATATTCTGCTGGCGCAAGCACTGTCAGATTATTCTTTAGTCGGGCTGCATTAGCCTTAAAACGTGTTTGGTATTCAGGAGTCTCTTGGAGTTGCAAAGTAATTGTTGATTCAGATGCACCTTCGATAGCCAATTGACGAATCTTCTCAACTAGAGTCTCAAGTCCGTATTGCTTAAAGCGAGCCTTCATAACCTCAAGGGCGTCTAGTCTTGCTTTATCTGCTACGCTAAGTTCTGTTGCTTTAGCAACTGCTAATGCTGTTTCTACTGCAGTTGGTGGTTTAAGAGTAGTGGATGTGTTAATGTTTCCGCTACCTGACGCCGCTGCCGCTCTTGCATTTGCCGCTGCTGCTGCAGCCGCTGCGTTTGCTGCTGCCAGTGCAGCATTTGCTGCTGCTAAATCTGCTGCGTTCTTTGCGTCCTTAACGGCTTGTTCTGCTGCAAGTCTATCTGCCTCTGCCTTAGCCGCTGCTGCAGCCTGTGCTGCTGCTGCATCTGCTGCTGCTTTAATAGCAGCCGCTTGTACTGCCGCTGCCGCTTGTGCATCCGCAGCCGCTTTAGCATCTGCCGCAGCCTTTGCATCCGCTGCTGCTTGTGCAGCCGCCGTAGCGCCTGCTGCGTTTGCTTGTGCTTCTAAACGTGCTGCATTTTGAGCATCAGTAAATCCTCCACCAGAAGTTGCTGGTGCTGGGGTTGTTGTCTTTGGCTCAACGCGAATCTGAGTTCCAGAGAAAATTGTATTTCCACCGTCATACTTTGGATTGCTTGTAAGCGCTGGGTTCAAAGCAAGAACTTCTGCAACTGTAAGACCATTGGCCTTTGCAATTGCTGAAACAGTATTGCCTGCTTGTACTTTTACTACACCGTTAACTGGGTCTGCAATTGGCATTATCGTGCTCCTCCGAACCAGTCAGTTGAAACTTTAAGTGTTAAATCATCGACAGCCTTCTGGCCGTTCTTTGTGAAGCCCCATGCTGGGTCGCTTTTAATAGTCTTCTCAACCATCCATTGTGGCATTCTTGCTGGCTTGCCAGTAGCAGGGTCAATGTACTGTGTAATCTTACGAACAGTAGGATTATTGAAGTCAACTGTCTCTGGGTCAAGTTCTAAGAATGTTGCATAAGATGTAATAACATTTGATGCTTGAGATGCAATGCTTATGCCATTGGCAATTCCATCAGCGTATGCTGGGAATGCGCTTGCTGACAAGTCGCGGATTTCCTTTTGAATATCTTCTGTTGTAACAGTTCCCTGGAATAGGGCAGTTTGCTTACTTGTCCAGTATGCATCATTGAGAAGATTGTTTACACCAAATGAAGATGCATAAGTCTTAAGAGTTGTTGTATCTCCAAGGATGTTTCCACCAAAACCTGTAATCTTTCCAGATGCTGCAATAGCCTGGTCTAATTGGTCATCTGACATGCCCTTAGCATACGCATCATTTACAAGTGCATCAAATGTTGCGGTATCAATTTTAATGCCAGTTGTTACAAGTCGCTTTTGTGCAAGAAGTTTATACTTTTGTACGCTATCAGCATAGACTGCTGGCTGTTCTAACTTCTGCTTATCACGTGCTTTGACAGTTGAAGACATTGTCTTATAATAGGCTGTTTTGTATAGTTCTTCAAGCGCCTTGCCAATATCTTGAGCCTTGAACAGTTCATAAACTGGTCTAAGTTCTGGATGTGCGGCTAGTAGAGCCTCACTAATACCGTAGGATGCTGCCGATTCAACGCCAGTTGGGTCTGCCATTACGCACCTGCTGCATTCTGTGTAAGCCATGATGAGAAGTTAATACGCGCTGTGCGGTCAATATCATCTGGGTTCTGTTGTTTTAGTCGCTCTTCAATGCTTGTAGCAACGGCTTCCTTAGTGGGTCCGCCTTCTTGAACAGTAACTTGTTCCATTACACCCTTAGCGTTCTTAACGAACTTGGTTGTAGAAACAGTTCCCTTTTCAAGTGCTGGACGAATCTTAGCACGTTCTTTTGCAAGTTCTTCTGTAGTTGGAACGCGTAGAGCCTTCTCTTGGTATACATTCTTGATGAGCAAATCTAAGTCATCATCGGTATACTTATAGATGCTACGTGAAGGACCAGTAAAGGCTGGCGCTGCCGCCTTCTTTCCAAGTTCTGGAATATAATCCTCATTTAGCAAAGAGATTAACTTGTTATAGTCATCTCCAGCCTTGGCTGCAATAGTTGCTAGTTCTGGTTCGCTAATAAATAGATTCTTGATTGCTTCGGAAGAAGCACCAACATTTTTACCTCTAGCCTTAAGCATCTTACCGATAGTAACGGCACGTGCTTTATCCTGTGTAATAGTATCAATTAATGATATGGCAACAGTATCGGTACCAGTTGGAACCTTAATGCCCTTGTCAGCAAGACTTTTGTTGATTCTATCAATTAATGTAGAACCGCCAGAAAGCGGAGGTAGTGGATTTGGAGTTACTTTAGGGGTTGCCTTAGGCGTTGGTGCGCCGAACTTACCAGGCCCTACGATTGGGTCACTCATTTAATCTTCCCCTTAACCACTTCTTCGTGTACATAATCAAATGTATCTCCATCAAGATATCTATTATAGAAGTTCTCAAAGTTAATATCCTGAGCCATTAGATTGGCTGTATAAATATCCACTTGTTGGCGGATATCTACTGCTTTATCAGAAGTAATAGCAGCACCACGTTTTTCTAGTGCTTCCTTTACATGATAACGGAAGTTCAAGTAATCTACAATACTGTGCCAACGTGGCTGTTTAGCCAAGTCTTTCCACAATTCTGGTGTATTTGCTGCAATAGTCAATACGTCAATAACGTTGTTCTTGCTGCTTGAGAAATTCTTGCCGTTCTTATCATTCCACCAAAGATTATTATCTGTCTTCATCTGGTCTTCAAAGTTCTTTTTGTATGAATCAAGAATCTTCTTACCATATCCAACATTTGGATTCTTGCCATCATCAGCAATACTCTGCTTGACAACCTTAATCATCTTGTTCCACTCACGCCAGCCTTGATTGACGATAGAACCAGTTGCTACGTCTAATGCATCTGCTTCTGTCTGGAATCGCTTGCCAGTTCCTGGAATGTTGTTAGTTGTTAGATATGCTCTAGCAGAACTAGAGAATGCATAGTCGTCATCGTTAAATACAGCGCCGAGTACGCGCAAGTTACCCTTATCAATGTTGGCAACCATCTTAGCGACAGTCTTGCCATTCTTTCGTACTAGAGCAACTGCAGTGTCATCGCTACGTAGACCAGATGTAGTATCTGTCAACTTATCTGCTAGCATATACAGTTCTGGATAGTCGTTAGTGAACTTCTCAGTTCCTTCTGCGCCATATTCCTTCGTGTACTTGCCTAGCAAGTCAGCATACTTTTCAAGTGGGCTAACATAACGTGGCTGAGATGGAAGGACACCCGCACCAATAGCGCGAACTACTGATAGTGTAACTGCATCATTCTTTGCTTCGTTCTGAATCTCAGTGAGGTCTGTACCAGATGCTTCTACACCGTAGTCATCCTTGAATTCTTTGCGTTTCATAGCCATAAACATATCAACATCTCGGTTGAACTGCTCACCATTCTTTAGAATAGTTGCTTGAATCGCTTGAACTGCACGACGAATTGTGCTAGGAGTAAGTGCGCCTGCTGAATTAGCCTGAGTTCCAAATGGAAGAATCAAGTCATGAATGCGAGTAGGCAACTTCTTACTCTTAGAAATCTCGTTGTATGCTGCAGTAGCAAATGGGCTAGCAGAAAGAACTGTTCCACCCGTAGGGTTAACAGCATTCCACCAGTCAGTCGACATACGACCTTTAATGCCCAAAATTGGTAGAGTTACTTCTGAGTATTCATTACCATATTGGTCTGTTTGTACATTACCAAGATAGTTAGGAATCTGACTCATCTGGAAAATCTGTTGTGGGAATTCTGGACGTTCCATTGCAATACGGCCATAGGCACGGTACTGCTCTACAACTGCAGGGAAGAATGCAAATAGGTAATCAATAAGTCCATGATAGTTCATATCGCGGTTGAATGCGTTAATCTTTGAACGGAACTGATTCATTGCATAGTCACGAGCAACAGATTCAAATTGAGCCTTGTCAGAGAGTTTAAGTATGCGACCCTGACTATTTGCTACAGCAACCATGCTTTGTAGTTTAAGTTCATACTGTGCTTGATAGTATGGATTGTAAGATAACTTTGCTGGCGCCCAAGTTGCAAGTGTTGCAACTGCTTTCTTGGAAAGGTCAGAAAATTGACGAACAAGATTGCTTTGTCCAGTTAGGTCAAGCGCTAAGTCAGATATTACATCTGGACGCTTTTCAATATCTGGAAACATCTTCTTCAAGTCAACAATATTGACTCTATCTTCCATAATCATCTTTTGCAATCTGATATCTGGAGCAAATTGATTTATTGCTGCATTGGCTTTCTGGTAGATAACCTTTGCATCGGCTACTTTCATCTGTGTTCTAAATTCAGAATCATAACCAAAGCGCTCAAATAGGTCTTTGGAACCACTACTGCGAATCCATCCCGCTACTTCTGTCTCAATCTTTGCTGCATCTACACCTTTAAGGCGAAGTTCCATGATTTTACGGCTTACTTCATCATTGCGAAGTGTATTATTCAGTAAACTATCCCATGAACGTAAGTGCATGTCTTCATTTTCTGTAGCCTTTAGTGCATAACCACCGTTACGGTCACGACGCACTGATGCCATCTCAAGTTGACGCACAGATGCTGTCAATGCACGGATATCATCCTTGCCCTTGAGTTTAGCCATAGCCATTTCGCCAAAGCGTCCTGACATTGCTGCTGGAAAGTCGTACCCATCAACGCTAATCTTATCTGGACCAACAACCTTAGAAGGAATGTTCTTGATAATAGCATTCTCTTGGCGACGTAGTTCCGCAGCCATAGCCTTAGATTCCTCTAGGTAAGCAAGTGTGCGAACCAAATCATCTGGCATCTCTTTAGGTGGCTTAAGTGGGTCATACTTAAAACTCTTAAGTCCGCGTTCTGCGTCTTTAATTGAGTTATCGTATAACTTAATGTCGTTACGAATCTTTGTTAGGTTGCTATCGCGGTTTGTAATCTTATTAGACCACTGACGCATCTCCGACATCTTTGCTGGTGCGCCGAGCATTGCATCGACACCCGACTTTGATAGATTCATCAATGAGTAAAGTAGTACTCCATCTCCCCATGTACGAAGAGTTGAGTCACGGATAATGTTAATCGGGAAACCTGTGCGAGCAAGAGTAAATGTACGCCAGATTGACTGGAATTCATCTAGAACAGTTTTACCTACAAGTGCTGCGTTGATTGGGAGCGATGCTTCTGCTCCACGCTTCTTAGCATAACGCTTAAAAGCCTTATCAATAAGTTCTACATCTGGCAGATATGAACCGTTAGCCAATTGTGAGATAAGTTGTGGGTCCTGAATTACTTCGCCATTTTCAATCATAAAAGCATTGCCTTCGGAATTTGCTTCCTTGGCCTTAGCCTGGTTCTTGCGAGTTAATGTTATGTAGTTATTAAGGACCATGTCCTTGATGCTTGCAGGAACATTATACTTATTTGCTACTTGCTCAAATACTCGCTCTTCAATTTTCTTGATGACGCCAAGTTTTTCTGTTTCAGTCTTTGCAACTGTAAAAGAATTATAAAGTTCACGTGCTTCAAGTGGCGGAAGAACTCTATTGTTAATAGCGGCTCGCATTGTAGTACGCACACGAGATATGCTTTGTAGGTTATCATTAAAGTTAACTGTTGCGTGTGGTGCATCATCTAAACCACGTTCGATTCCAGAGATACCACGTTGAATTGTGCGAACAACAACAGATGAACCATTGCGTTGATAGACCTTTTGGATTGCAGACCCAACTGGTGTCTCACGAACAGTTACATCATCAACTCCACCTTCAAGTTTATTGACAGAACGCTGTGTTGCGACATCATTGCGAAACTTCTCAACCCATGCAAATTTAGATATTCCTCTATCTTGCATAGCACTATCAAGTTTAAGGGCTTTATTCAACCAAGAGTATTGACCACGTAGGTCTTCAATCTCAGCCTTGATAACTGTCTCAGCCTCAATAATACGCCCCTTGAGCATATCATGCTCTGGTAGTTTAGTTGATGCAAATGGGTTACGTGATTCAAGTGTATCAAAGATACCTTCTTGACGTAGAAGTTCTGCAAACGTTGCTGGGTGCTTTACTTCTAGTTCTGCGATTGCAGTAGCATCACCAAGTCCAACGCGCATGATAAGACCCTGTTGTTCAAAAGACTTTCCAGAGACTAGATTTGCTGCAATTACTCCTGCAGGATTATCTTTGTATTCTGGACGCTGTAAAACAGTTGGGACATCATTCTTCTGATTAAATTCCATAATTGCTGTGAGAGGTGTTGTTTCTCCATCAACAGTCTTTTTAATTAAATCTACAGTTCCTTCAATGCGGTCTCCACGCAATAGGTCTGCTGTCTTTGTGCGAGCAAGTAAACGTGAAGTTAAACCATACTTTTCTGCTGTTACGGCACCAGTAAGTGCGCCACGTGCAGTAATGCCAACAAGTTTAGTTGCCTTGAAGTCTGGAGCATTTGTTACTTCAAAACCAAAGTTTAAGATACCTGCAACTGCAGCACCAATGCCACGATTAGTATCTTTAAGGACGTTGTTTTCCATCGCTTCGCCTGGAATCAAACCAACAACTTCACCAGCAAGACGTGTTACATCTGTGCCAAAGTTATAAAGTTTTTGTCCTTGCTCTGACTCTGAAAGGATTGCAGATTTCTGCAAAGACTTTCCAAGTTTTCCACTTTCTGAAATATCTCGTCCTGCTTTACCAGCAAGGTTTGCACCAATTCCAAAACCAGCAATAGCACCAGGAATGGCGCCTACGCCAGCACCCGCAACTGCACCAGCAGCAAAGCCACCGATTGCTCCAATAACTCCACCAGCAAGCATATTAAGGCCAGCAAGTAAACCCATTCCAGCATTGTGACGTGCAACATCTTGTACGAAAGCATAGTTAGAGCGTAAGCCCTTTGTACCAGCCATCATAACCTTAGACATTTTGCCATCAGTTTTTTTATCAAGTTCTGCAAGTCCATATGCAGCGGTAGTAAGACCTACTGCTGGGACACCAATACCAGGAATAACAAGAAGAGGAAGACTCTTTTTAATTCCAGCAGTTGTTCCTAGATTCTCGCCAGTTGCTTTTAGCAAAGCCTGACGTGCTTCTTCTGCACGGTCGTTAAAAGACTTTGGATTTTTAGGCAGGCTAGAAGAAACGTCAAGTGCCGTTCCAAAATTAATACGCCCATCAGAGTTATATGGACCGCTAGCAACTTGCTTTTGTTTAAGTTTACTTTGCAAGTTGCCTAAGTAGTCAAGCATACTCATTAAATAATTGTCCCCAGATAGGTTACATAGTCCTTAGTTCCTTGTGATGCACCAGGTTGTGATGCATAGAACTGTAATACAGGATAGTAAGCACGAATCTCATCAATATCTGGGTCTCCAGATGCCTGCATTGGAAGACCATCTACAGCATTTGCACCAGGTCCAATAGGTGCTCCATCTGTGATTGGCTGATTAGGAAGATTAGTAGGCGCTGTTAGAGGTGTTAACTCTGCTTGTGCAGGCATTTCACCAGCAGCGCTATACATCATTGCACCTTTTTGCTGTGCCATTGTAGATTCACCTGTTGAACCAAGTGATTTCATACCTGGGATGTATGTAGTTGGTTGTCCGTTGGTTCCTGCTCCGCCTGTGCCTGACACTTGAAAATTTTCCTGTGCGGGTAGCGCCATCTTGACCTCCTACTTAGTATACTGAATTTTAGTTATAATTGGTTCTGCTGTGTATATATCCCATTGCGCAGCAATTTGGATTGCTTTACGTATTGCTTTCTCTACCGATTCGGGTTTAGTAAGCGCTTTAATATTGAATGCCTCAAGAGCACCAAGGGCAACATCACCACCACTGCCAGAATAGTAGATGCCACGAATATCCCTATCCCAAGAATAATCTTCAAAGATAGGATAAATAACTCCGCGAACGCTGACAAGAAAGGATGAATCATGTGCCGCTGCATCGCCGTCCTCTTTCATATCATAACCAGCATCCACAAATGCTTGTCGCATTGATGGAATAAACTTTTGAGTTATGAACACATCTAAATCTTCTGAGGCTGTAGGCTTTGGGGCTTTCCAACCAAATTGCATAATGTTAGAACCACGACCTGCACCAGAACCTGCAATAAGAATTCCGTTGTTTTCTATAATCTTATGTGTGGCCATGTCCATTGGACGACCACTCTCATCACTAGAGCGTGAATCGCAACCCAACACCGACCAACCATCACCTTGAATTGCTACCAGTGTTGTCATCGTCCCCTACTTAATTATCGTCTACGTGAAGTGCTAACTCTCGATTGTGCTGCGCCAGTACCAGTAAGACCTGAGATTAAACTCATTACATCTGGTGGTGGTGCTGCGGGTCCTGCGGAAGGAGAGCCTCCTACTGGAGCGCCACCTGGAACAGGGGACGGCTGCTCAACAGGAGTACCTGGTACCCCAGCAGGAGGAACTTGTGGCTCGGGAGCAAACGTATCGGCAATTGCATCTTCTAATGCTTTACCGTTTTGACGTGCTTGAATCACCGAAGCAATGTTCTTGATAATCGCTGATGGGTCTTGTCCTTGAGATGCCATCTGCGGAATCGCCTGCGCTGTTGCGCTTAGTGCTGATAGTAAACCATCACGAAGTTTTTCAATTTCAATCTTTTCAAGTTCTTGTGTTACGTTAACTGTAAATGGAAGTTCACGCATAGCCATATCCTTAGAGATAAGGCCTCCACCAAGTGCTTGGAGCATAAAGATAAGACCCTGTGCTGGGTTAAGTCCAGCGAGCATTCCATAACGAACATCTGCAGAGTAGTCACCCTTAATGTCGCGGGTTGGACGATACTTTACTTCGTAAGGAGAACCAGAGTCTACGCCACGAATAGTTTTTTCTTCTGAGAAAATCTTCTCATCAACTTCAAAACAGATAGAGATAACATCACGAAGTGATGCAGCAAAGATAGCCTGTGCTGACTTTACCTGTGTATCAAAAGCACCCATAAGTGCTTGAACACCCTGGCCTGTAACTACGGAAGCATCAATGTTTCCTGTACGGCTTTCTGGGTAGCGAGCGCCAACTCGGAGTTCAGCATTGAGCAATGTCTGCTCCGTGAATGCTCCTTGTGGAAGATTAAGTTCAACTCGACGAACGCCTGCTGGGTTCGATGTACGAATAACAGCGTCTCCGCCAAGTTGTAGTTCTTGCACGTCTTGTGGAAGCACAATTGGTGCTTGCACTGACTTTTCGGCTGCTTCCATAGCAAGCAAAGCAAAACGGTTGCGAAGCAACTGGATGCCGAGTACGTCGTCAAACTGACCACGCATCTCGCCATCGATAGATGGTTTGCGTGCAACTACAACCATCATCTTTCCGATTGGGTTCATCGCACGAGATAGAACCAAGTTCTTCTTTTCTGGGATGTAAACGACAGATTGCTCTGAGTCGTAGTAACGAATCATCTCTAACTGATGATTTAAGTCCTGGTCGTAGCCTTGACGGCCTAACAACTGGGACTCATAATCAGGGAACTGAGATACGAGTTCGCCTAGTGTCATAGCATATCGTTTGGCAAATGCAACGCAACGTCCGTAGCGGTCAAATTCTGGGTAAGCCCCAACAGGATTTTCTACGCGGATACGAGGCAACTTGCTTTCTTCGTCTAATTCGATTACGAAAGGGACGAAACCATATGTGATGTACCAATCTGCCCCAGAGTACATTTGTACTGATAGGTCAGAATGGGAAAAATAATTTGAAGCGATACGTGTGCGCTTGTCAGCAAACTGACGCGCCTTGTCGCTTGTTTGACTAACTGCTGAACAGTTAACTGCTGGAAGTGGAGCCATAACCTCAGATAGGTCACGTGCCACAATGTCAATAAAGTTGGCTACTACGTTGGCATCAATACCATCTGGAAAGAAATCAGGATAGACTTCTGAGATTTTACCTTTACGTACGGCAAGAACATCTTGGTTGCGCGAGTCACGTTCTAGGTTGCGGTAGCGCAGAGAATCAACTCTGGCTACAACCTGTTCCATTGATAATGCCATTGGTTTCCTATCCGTAGTTCTCTGCCCATTGCTGTGCAAAGGCCTCGTCTAAATTAAGTGAATTTCTTGCCGCTCGTTGAGAGCGAGTTGCCCATCGATTGGTTTGGTACTGTCCGACTTTACTTGAGATTTGCATTAACTCACGTACACGAATAACCGCAAACCATAGAGCCATAACACAGTCAGTTGGGTTCTTAGTATCAGGCTTCCAGGTAATTAACTGCTGGACTAAGG